GATATTATTTTGTAGAAAACGGTTTTACGATATGTAAAAATTGGGTTAGCGAGGTGCGCGATGAGGGTTAAAGTAATGGAGCTTAGGGAAGATGAGCCTAATAAGGAAATTGGAGTTTACGAATGGCCGATAGTACCTAATAAAGAAGATTATTTTATTATTTATCATGATGAATATTGTGTGTCAAGTCGAACTTTTGATTTTTTAAAAGAAGAAATAATATTAAGAGTATATTGGATGGGATGTGTTGAGGAATAACGATAGGGACAAAGGTTTAAAACTTTGTCCCTATGCATGTTTTAGAGATTTCTTTGTCCCGGACAAAGCTACAGGGTTAAAGCCTTGAACCTTTGTCCGGGACAAAGGTTTAGACTTCTAATTGAACAAAATGATTATTTTGTTCAATTAGATAAGTAATTGACAAGAGTAAAAATACTTGATATAATAACAGTAAAGGAGGCCTGATATATGATATTTTTTGTAAAATGTCCTATTTGTAAGAGTAGAAGAGTAATTAAAAAACGTACCACACAGCCCATAAAAAATATGCGTAAATACAAAATATATTGGTGTTTAAACTGTGGAGAGGAGTTCGTGAAATGAATCAAATAAGATTAGATAAGTTAAAAGAATTTAGCAAGGATTATGATTTTAAGTTAGTCAAGAAGTTAAACGGTGTAATTGACTTAAAGGTTACATCACATAATGGCCAAGTTTTAAAACTATATAGTCATAGGGATAGACCTATAGACTATAAGAGGATCTGCTTTTATGACTCAGAAACTAAAAAGACATTTGATTATGGGATTGAAGAGTTAATGGCCTATACCATTGGGCTAGATATATTAAATCAAAAGATTACTAAAACTTTTAAATTTAATGTGTTAATTCCAGCTTTAAAGGAGTACTGTAATGCAGCTACATGACTACCAAAAACAGGCCGTTAAATATATTTTAGATAATAAATACTGTGCCTTATTTCTTGACATGGGTATGGGTAAAACGTTGAGCGTCTTAATGGCGCTCAACGTTTTAAAGCAGATAGGCGAACTTGAAAAAACGCTGATTATAGCGCCTTTACGCGTGGCCCAGATGACCTGGTCAAACGAAATCGACAAATGGGGTTTTGATTTATCCTATTCCAAGGTTATCGGTTCACCCAGCCAACGTGAGACGGCCTTGACCAAAGAGGCTGATATCTATATCACTAATATTGATAGTGTTGTCTGGCTGGCTGATAGATGGAATTTTAAATATGTTGTAATCGATGAGTCGTCAATGTTTAAGAATCACCAATCGAATAGGTTTAAGGCCTTTAAGAAATTAACCTATAAGCGTATGGTCTTATTATCAGGAACGCCAGCCCCTAATAACTTAACCGAGATATGGCCCCAAATATATCTTTTAGACCACGGCTTACGATTGGGACGTAATATAAATTGTTTTAGGGGAAAACACTGTTACCCGCTTATGGGTGATGGGCATATTGTTTATAAGTGGGGCATAAAGGACGAACAAAGGATTTACAGGCTTATTAGTGATATTTGTATGAGTATGGAAAACATCATAAAACCAGAGATAATTTATAATGATATCCCGGTTTATCTTAACGCTCAGGAGCAAAAGGCTTATGAAGATTTTGAGAATGACTGTTATGCTAATATCGACGATAGCGATATAGACGCGGCCAATGCGGCCGTGTTGGTGGGTAAACTATCGCAGTGGACAGGTGGTCACGTATATGACGCGCAAGGGGCCACGCGTGTTACGCATACTAGGAAATTAGGCGCTCTGGAAGACGCGATTCAAGCGGCAAATGGCGAGAACGTTTTAATTTTTGCCAATTATAGGCATGAAATTGAAAGTATCAGGTTATTAACTGGGGCCACCCATTTAACTAAAGAAATACATTTTCAGATGTGGAATAAAGGTGAAATAAATATCGCTGTGGCACACCCTAAAAGCTGTGGTCACGGGCTAAATATGCAGGGTGGTGGTCGTATAATTATATGGTATAGCCTTACATATAGTTTAGAATCATACCTGCAGGCTAATGCGCGATTGGCTCGACAGGGCCAGCGTAAGACGATTATAATTAATCACTTGATAGCTAAAGATACGATTGATGAAGATATTATTAAATGTTTAAATAAAAAAGAAATGAATTTAAAGGCACTATTGAAGGGGGTTAGGCGGTGATTAATTTTAAAAGAATAGCAACATTTTTATTAATATGGGTTATTATGCGTATCGGCACGGATATAGCGGCTCATATGTGGTTAATGGATAGAAAACTGATAACTTTTTTGGTATTAATTTATACTTTTGGGCCTGCGGTTTATCTAGGGCGCATATGGATTAAGGAAGGTTTATTATAAAGCTATTGACACAAGTATAAATACTTGATATAATAATTGTATTAGGAGGTTTAGATAAATGGAATTTAAGCGAAAAAATTATAATGGTGTGAGAGGTTCCAAAAGTGTTAAGGAATTTAAGGTTAAAAGACAAATAAGAACTGCTGGAACTAGTTATGTCATAGCATTACCGCGTGTTATTGTAGATGAATTAGGGTTATTAAAAAACGGTGTAATCTTAAGCCGTAAAGGTAATAAGCTCATTATTGAGGCGGTAAAGGGTGATGAGTAAAAATGATAGCCGGGTTACTGTAATAAATTTAACAATTGTTATTGGGACGTAATAGAGGAGGGACCTAGTAAATGTTTAGCCCTAGATGTTGAAATTGATGAAGAGGAGGATGTATTCTGATGTGGGTATGGGTAATAGTATTAGTTTGTCTAATAACTTTAATATATGTGTTATATAAGGAATCTAAATAGATTCCTTATTTTTTATAAATAATTTTATAAAATACTTGATTTTATACTTGACTTTATACTTGATGTGCGTTATAATTATATCATAAGATAAATTGAAGGGGGCACACAAAATGAAAAATCAAACTTTTGGGATCGAATTAGAAATGTTTGCCGATAGGGCAAAAATGGCACAGGTAGTAGCAGGTCACTTTAATAGTATAGCCGTCTATATTGGTGGCAGCTACAGCACATACCAAATAACCGATAGATTGGGACGTAAATGGCAATTAATGACAGATTCAAGTATAAGAGACATGAATCTTAACACATCTAATAGAGCCATGCAGTGTGAATTAGTATCACCAATATTAAATTATAGTGATATCGAAGATTACCAAGAATTAATTAGAAAATTAAGAAAAGCCAGCGCTAAGGTAAATGACAGTTGCGGATGCCATATACATATAGGAGCTAAAAAGCACACCGGCCAAACATTAAAAAACCTGTTAAATATATTTTATAGTAAAAATGACATTTTGTATAGAGCATTAGACGTTAAACAAAGAAGGGCTTTTTTTTGCAAAGAGCTTAACGACACACTACTTGACAGAGTAAACGAGTTAAAAAAGCCAACTGTTAAAGATATTATAGATACATGGTATTTAACATTAAGCACTAGAGATAGACAGATACACTATAATGACAGTAGGTATCACGGGTTAAACCTTCACAGTTATGAAAGAATAGGCACAGTAGAATTTAGAATGTTTAACGCTACACTACACGCCGGTGAACTCAAAAGTTATATTCAATTAGTCTTAGCTATTAACAATCAAGCGCTTACACAAAGAAGCGCAAGGCGCGAAAAAACAACAAAGAAAATAAATCACGTAAACTATAAATACACTTTTAGGACTTGGCTACTCAGACTACAACTTAAAGGCACAGAGTTTGAAACCTGTAGGCTACACATGTTAAAGCATTTACCGGGTAACACAGTGGGAAATTCAATATTAAGGGCCGCAATATAAGCGGCCCCCATAGAAAGGGGTTAAAATTATGAAAATGTATTTCGCTTATGGAAGTAATTTAAACTTAGAACAAATGGCTAAAAGGTGTCCTGGGGCTGTGCCTATAGGGTCGGCTACGCTAAAAGGTTATAAATTAATTTTTAACTATTACGCTTCAATAGAAAACACTAATGATAATAGACGTGTTGTACGTGGTGGACTATGGTATATCAATAAAATACATGAGGCTAAACTTGATAGGTATGAGGGTGTTAATAAAGGGCTATACTATAAAAAACAAATTATTATAGAATTTAAAGGCTATGAGGTGTCGGCATTAACTTACATAATGGGTAATAGGTCCAATTTGGAAGGTGAGAATCCGACTTTAACTTATTTAGATGTGTGTATAAAGGGCTATAAAGATTTTAATTTACCAGAAATAAATTTGCAAAAATTGAGAAAAACTATTGACACAAGTATAAATACTTGATATAATAAAGGTATCAGCAGGTAAGGGGGTGACAACATGACATTACTAAGCGTTTTGATTTTGCTAGTCGGCCTATACGTAGGCTATAGATTATCGCAAAAAAAGTAATAACTAGGGGCCCAAGGCCCCTAAAATTGAAAGGGTGGTAAAAATGAAAAAAGTAAAATTTGTGTATCCGTATAGCGTATACATTGGACTAAAATATGGGAGTAATAACTCGAATATCCCTATACATCCGCAGGGTTTTAGTTCTTGGGTTACCAAGATATTGTTTACAGAGTATTCTAAATTAATGAAATGGGGTGGTAAAAATGAATAATCTTCAAAAATGGCGTGTGTTTATGGGTTATACACAGTCGGAATTGTGTAAAAAGCTTAAAATTTCTTTAACTATGTATTCTAAATACGAACAAGGGCTATATGAAATACCATATAAGGTATTAATGAAAATAGCTAATGTATACGGCATAAACGTTAATCAGTTATTGACAATTGATTAAATACTTGATATAATACTATTAGGAGGCGACAATATGACAAGAAAATTTGAAGAGCGTAAGACTGAAAAGGTTGATTACTCTAAAGAAAACATCAATGGGGGCGATGAATATTTCAAAGATAGTGAGTATCTTAATAATGAGAAAAATGAAAATGACTTTTTCAGGTCAAAGCATGTAAATGATTGTTTTAAGAGATAGAGCGCGGTAAGCGCTCTATTTTTATGCTATAATTTAATTAGAAAGGGGCGATAATATGGAAATGGTTAGAATTGACGAATTAGAACCAGCTGATTACAATCCAAGGGTTGAGCTTAAACCGAGTAGTCGGAAATATGAAGATTTAAAAAGGTCGATACAAAAGTTTGGGTTTGTTGATCCAGTTGTAATTAATTACGATAATACATTAATTGGCGGGCATCAAAGGGTGAATGTCGCACGCGATATGGGTATCGAAGAGATACCCGCTTATAGGGTTAACATTCAAAATAAAGATGATGAGAGGGCGCTTAACATAGCGCTTAATAAAATTATGGGGTCGTGGGATGATGAAGCTTTAAAGAGTATTTTTGAAGGTTTTAAGGCTATAGATTATGACATGAGCGTAACGGGATTCACGGATAATGAAATTAAAAAATATCTAACCTTAAATGTACAACCCGAAAAGCCCGCCCAGCTTTTCGATTGGGCTGTAAAGCAGGGGGATTTGTTTTTAGTTGATAAGCATAAAGTCATGTGCGGTGATAGTTTAAACCCTGAGCATGTTAAAGCTTTACTTGGTGAAGCTAAGATAAATCAGTTAATGACTGACCCGCCTTTTGGTGTAAATTACGGTGATAAATCACAAGCTTTACAGGTATTTCGAAAAAGGGGCCGTAAGCATTCGGAAGGCGAGATATTAAATGATGGCCTTTCAAATTATTACGATTTTTTTAAAACGTTTTTAACCTATGTACCTTGGGCCGATTACAATACAGCTTATATTTTTATGTCTGGTAAAGAATTGGCTGTTTTACATAATGCTTTTATTGATGTGGGTGGTACTTGGGGCGATTACCTTATTTGGCATAAAAATCAATTAATTATGAGTAGAAAAGATTATCATCCAAAACATGAGTTTATTTTTTATGGCTGGTATGGTAAACATAAATTCTATGGGGCTGTTAACGCTTGTGCGTTAATAGATTTTAAACACCCAGCTAAAAACCCCTTACATCCACATCAAAAGCCTGTTGAACTATTGGCCCAGTTATTAAGTGATGGATCAAAGGAAAACGATAACATTTACGATCCTTTTGCCGGAAGTGGCAGTGCATTAATAGCCGCTCACGGCTTAAAACGTGTATCATATAATATGGAACTAGATCCGCAAAACGTTAATATTATATTAAATCGAGCTACAGCTCAAGGGTTGGAGGTGATTAGGTGTGATATGGGAGACGTATGTGCGCCCGCGCGTACGTGAGATACTCGAATGGAAACAACGCGATTATCTCACTAATAGCGAAATAGCGCGTAATTTAGGTATCACAATCCGTCAATTTAACAAGGTATTGTCAGAAAATAAAACCTTAAAAGACCTTATGGACAAAGGTGATGAGTATATAGTTAAACAGGTTGAAGGTGCGTTATTTAAACGGGCTATGGGTTATGAGTATGATGAGGAATCCTTCGAAGTGTGGCCGTCTGGTAAATATAATATAGATGGCACGCCTATAATGCTACAAAAGAAAAGGCTTGTTAAAAAACGCGTTGAGGGCTCAGTCGCGGCTCAGCAATTTTTACTTACTAACTTAAAACCTGAAAAATATCAAAAATTGGATAAAGTTGATATACACGTTGTAGAGCCTATAACAATAATCGATGACCTAGGGGGCCAAGATGGAAATAAAATTAAGTGAAATAATAGCTCCTAATTTTATCGAGTCTTGGCGTGCTGATTATAATCATACGTATTGCGTTGAAAAGGGCGGCCGTGACTCAGGGAAATCGAGTAAACATGCTTTGCGTATGGTTTATAACCGGATGTCAACTATGACAAGCGGGGCTTGTATAAGGCGGTTTGGTAATACCCTATATGGTAGTGTTTATCAAGATATCATTTGGGCGACTAAAAAATTTGGCGTATATCATTTATGGGATTTCAAAAAATCGCCATTGGTAGTAACTTATAAGCCCACGGGTACTAAGATATTATTTAAAGGCACAGAGGGGCCAGAGGATAGAATTAAGGGCCTCAAAGATTCATTTCCTATCAAGGACTGTTTATTTGATGAGGTTGCAGATTACCGCCAAGAAGATGACCTTGATGTAGTTATTGACACTATTTTAAGAGCTGAGATAGGCGATAGGTACTTATTTCTATTAAGCTATAATCCGCCAAAACGTAAAACGCATTGGCTAAACAAGCGTTATAACACGCATATGAATATCCCAGATACGTTTGTGCATCATTCGACTGTATACAATAACCCATACGCGGCTAAGCAAATGATTGAAAGAGCTGACGAACTTAAGCTTAGTAATAATGTAAAATGGCGCTGGCGTTATATGGGTGAAGCTATAGGTTACGGCGTTGTACCTTTTAGCAATTTAGAGTTTAGACATATTACAGATGAAGAGATATCAACATTTGATAATATATGGTGCGGCGTAGACTGGGGCTATGCCAATAACCCATTTGCTTATGTCAGATGCCATTATGATAAAGCGAATAGGATTTTATATTTTATAGATGAATTAGTTAATGTTAAATTGCATAATGATTATGTGATAGAATGGTTACTCGATAAAGGTTATAATGAAAGAATAACAGCAGATAGCGCGAGCCCCAAAGATGTTCAGTATTTTAAGGATAGAGGTATAAACATGGTTGGCGCTAAGAAAGGACCAGGGTCGATAGACTCAGGCGAACGGTGGTTAGATTCTTTAAAGGCTATTGTTATAGATGATACACGAACACCGCGTACGTCTAAGCAATTTGAGGATATTGATTACGCGGTAGACGCACAAGGTAATATGTTAGCGAGATTGGAAGATAACGAAAATGATACTATTGACGCTACGCGCTATGCTTGTGAATTACTGATATTAGATAGGAAAACCATCTATTAGGAGGTGTAAAATGTTTGAACGATTGAAATTTTGGCGAAATTTTTCGAAAAAATCATATTATACAGATGACTATCGGGCTGGTGCACCAGTATGGTCAATTCAAGATGATATGGCTTATGTGGAGGAGGCTTTCGAAAAAATTATATGGTGTTATAGTTGTATAATTGCCATAGCCAGTGCCGTGGGGTCGATACCTTGGCGATTGTATAAACGCACAGGCGCAGACCTTAAAGAGATTAAAAGTCACTATCTTTTAGACATGTTTAACGGTCAAGTTAATCCCGACTTTACGGCGGCCGAATTTTTCGAGTTGTGGGCTGTGTTTTTAGCCACACAGGGAAAATTCTTTGCGATTAAGGATAATCCCATATTGCCAAGCGAATTAAGACCTATGTACGCGCATCAGGTTAAGCCTATACCGGGAACAGGGCCTCAAACGTTAAGCGGTTTTGATTATGAGCTTAATAATACTAAGTACAGCCCAAATTTAATTTTATGGGATAGGTTTATAGACCCTTTGGATTTTTACCAGGGGCTTAGTCCTATACGTGCGGGTGCGCGCACGATGGCGACAGAAAATCAGGCGGTCGATTGGAATAAAAACGTATTCGATAATATCGGTATACCACCCGGCGCTTTAGCCTTGTATAATGTGTCGCCAACTCAAATAGAGGAAGCTAAAAAGCGTTGGTTAGCTGACTATAGCGGGCCAAAGAAAGCACGCATGCCGTTTATATTTGATTCTGAAAAGATTAATTATATTAATTTTGGCCTAAGTCAAGTAGACATGGATTTTATAATGCAAAAGAAAGTTAATCGTATTGAAATTTGTAGCGCCTTTGGTGTCCCTGGTCAAGTCGTAGGCGATCCAGAGGGTCAGACTTACGCGAATTTTGGCGAGGCCTTAAAGGCTTTTTGGTCTCAGACGGTTATACCTCGATACTTAAATCGTATAGCCGCAAAACTTAATAAAGATGTTGTGCGTCTATATGATAAAGCTTTTATAATTAAGCCCGATTTATCAGATATAGCGGTGCTACAAGAAGACGAGACCTCTAAAACCGATAGAGTCCGGGGGCTCTTTATGGATAACGTTATGACCCAAAATGAAGCCCGTGAGGCTGTGGGTTTAACTGCTAGACCTGAAGGGGATGTATTTAATTATCAATTAGCCGCTAGTTTAGCCGATACAATGTTAGATGAAGAATCCCCAGCCGATGAGGAGGACGGTGCGGAAGATGACAATTGATGAAATTGAAATCAAGCGTGCCTATTGGGATAGGAAATTTGAGCGTGAGCTTAAAAAATTCTTTACAGCCCAAGGAAAGGCAATTTATAAACTAAGTCGAATAACCGATATAAAGCAATTTGAGAGACAAGCCTTAAAGCAGGTAGAGCAAGACACGCCGAAGTTAAATCGCCTGTATGTTGGGCTGTATACAGGGATTGTTACGGCTTTTGGGACAGCCGTTTATAATGAGCTGGTGGGTAAAAAGATATTTTCTTTATTCGCTTTGGGTATTTATACTTGGATAACGTCTATGGCTCAGGCACAGGGTAAAAAGCTAAATTTCTATACTCTTTTGACTATTAAGAATATAGTCAAAAGAGGTATCGAAGAAGGCAAAAGTGTAAATGATATAGCTAAAACTATAAGAGTTGTATATTTAGAGCGTTTTAGCGTTAAGCGCTCTAAGCGTATAGCCCGAACTGAGGTAAACAGTGCATCGAATTATGGTTCTTGGGCTGGGGCTAAACAAACAGGCCTAATATTGAAAAAGATATGGATATCTACTAAAGATAGTAGAACTCGAAAAACACATAAGCGGGCAGGTCAAAAATATCAAGCGCGGCCTATCGGACTTGATGAAGTATTCGAAGTAGGTAAGGGAAAATTAAAATATCCGGGTGACCCTAGTGGGCCGCCTGAGGAAGTGATAAATTGCCGCTGTGCGGTAGGGTATAGGAGGGTATGAGATGGATTATAAATTTGTAAAGACTGAGGTTAAAGCCAAAAGCGATTTTGAGTTTGAAGGCTATGCGTCAATATTTGGTAATGTTGATGACGGTGGCGACATTATGCAGGTTGGGGCGTTTTCAAAAACTATAAGCGAGAACGCAAAGCGTATTAAAGTGCTATTCATGCATAATGTCATGAGTGTAATAGGTTTACCTAATAAGTTATTTGAAGATTCTAAAGGTCTTTATTTTGATGCCGTGGTTTCAAAAACAACTTTAGGTAAAGACGTAATGACCCTAATACATGATAAAGTTATAACTGATATGTCAATCGGTTATAACCCGATAAAATGGGCATGGGATGAGGAAATGAGCGTAAGGACCTTACAAGAAGTAAGGTTGTGGGAAATTTCGCCCGTCACATGGGGAATGAATTCTTTAGCGGGTATAAAATCAATGTTTGAAATGTCGAAAGAATATGATACAATGAAGTCAGAGATTAAAAGGCTTGAAGCACTTATAAGCGGAGCCGGTTTAACCACTCCCCAAAGCCGCGTAAAAGCTGACGAATTAAACCCGGATGTAATTGCCAGTTTAATTGATAGAATTAAACTATAAAGGGGGGCAATATATGCCAACTATTGAGGAATTAGTATCAAAAATTGATACTTTAGCGAGTCAACGCGTAAGCTCTGACGTTTTTAAGACTTCACTTGATGAGCTTAAAACCATGGTCGAAAAGCGTAATGAGGATGTTAAAGTTGAGCTTAAAAGCCATTATGAAACAGCTATGAAAATAGCATCCGAAGAGTTCGCGGAAAAATTAAGAAGCGCTATGGTTGAAATGGGTAAAACTTTTACGGTTACAGGTGAAGCCGGAGAAGAGCAGCCTGATGAAAAAATATACGGGAAATCCTTTGGCGAGTTTTTAACAAAGGTAAAATATACGCCTGAGGCTTTAAAGGTACTTGGGGAGAACACGGGTTCGGCTGGTGGGTATTTAGTGCCTACAACCTGGTCAAGGTCTATACTAAAAAGAGCTATCGAAAAAGGGTTAGTTAGGAAATTCGGCCCAAGTTTAATTGATTTACCAACGCCAAAATTTGAAGTACCGACTATTACAAGTACTTCAAACAGCAGCAATTTTTACGGTGGTATTATGACATATTGGGGTTCAGAAACTACAGATTTAGAAGCCGGAATTACCCAGCCCACATTTGGGCAGGTTAATTTGGACGCTGGTAAACTTTATGGATACGCTGAAAGTTCAGAGGATTTAGCGCAGGACGCAATTGTGGCAATAGGCCCATTGCTTCAACAGCTATTTGGTGACGCTATTGCATTTGAGGAAGATTACGCTTTTATTAATGGTAATGGCGTAGGTAAACCTTTAGGTGTAATTAATGCGCCTTGTAGGGTTACGGTATCTAGAGCAACAGCATCACAGATAAATACTATAGATATAGTTAATATGTTATCTCGTTTTAGTGGCTCTATGGATAACGCAGTATGGATGGCTAATCAGACCGTAATACCATATCTATATACATTGCAGGACGCAGGTGGAAATTATATTTTATTTCCGGGTATGTCTGGAAATATCGCTG